TTGCTTATGGGTTTGGTGATTTTTCTTACAGGACCGCCCATCACTTACTCCTACATTTGAAACGGGTTGTAATCGCTAAGCGCAGTTTGCTGGGAAGGACGTCCCACATTTGCGCGATTTTCCAGACCAACAGCGAGATACCTAAAAGCATCGGCTGCGTGAGAGGTATAATCGTGGCGCGGATGGTCTCTAAAAATTTTTCTTTTCTCATCCCAGTCCTGCCTGTACTGGCGCAACATCTCTAAACCTTCACCGCACTTATCACGGTCAAAGTAGCATTTAGGTATTAACATACGCGCCGCGTTAATGCCATCTGCGACCTTCATCTTTGGTATAACACGAAAACGTACTCCAAGCGAATAGGCTGTCTCAAGTCGTGACTTGCCAGAACCTAGCTCCCGCACCTCAATGTCGTGCGGCGCCAAATGCTCACCGTAAGTGTATTCCTTTCTATTCAAAACATCAGCGTAGTGGTCCAGCCCGACGCCGCTGCTCTCATAATAATCTATTACGTTTACAGAACCGCCGCGGAAGACTTGCGCAAACCAAATGGCTGTCGAGTCGTTGATGCCCAAGTCCCAGGCCGTATATACAGGATAGGCCGGGTCATACGGCACCCGCGTCACACGGCCAGTGTCATCAGCATCACTTAGCAGCTTGCCGTAATACGCACCAATAATCGCTGCCGTGAACGAACACTCGTATTCCTGCTCATATTGCTCCGGCGTCATCTGCGCCTGAGCCGCCTCCAGTTCCTCTGGCCGCACAATCCCTGTGTCACTCGCCTTGCAAATCTTGTAATACCAGTCGCTGCTGCCCTCGGCTAACTGCCCCTTGGCCGTCTCCAGCAAATCATAGAAATGATTGTGACCTGCCGGGGTTCCCAAAAAACATGCCGACCCCTGCCTGTCAGACAGTGCCGGTCTCACAACCTCCCCCCACACCCTTGGGTTCTGCATCCCAAACTCATCAAACACACACTCATCAAGGTAGATGCCTCGAAGGGCGTCCGGGTTTTCAGCCGACAGCAGCATAATCCTGCCGCCATTCGGGAAGTCAGCCCGCAGTTCAGTCTCGTTGAACTGGACGCCGGGGATGACCCCTGCGTAAAACTTGACGTAATCCCACGCTATTCGCTTCGCCTGGGCAAAGGTAGGAGCTACAAAAGCCGTCCTCGGTCGAGGCAACGGGCAGGTCAACGTCGTCTTGATTAGCTGGTTCACTGCCCACACCGTCTTGCCGAAGCGGCGGTGCATTACCAATACGTTCCATCTCTTCAACTCCTTGTGCATGTCCTTCTGCAAAGGACGGGGCTTATAGGGAATCTTCACATCCATCAATCTGTCTCCCACAGAATCCGAACTGTGCCGTCACTCACCTCGACGCCAGCACGATTCTTGGACTCGCCATATTGCTCAGGCATAGAAGTCTTGGCCCGCCAGCGCACGTGTTGCGCATAGTCCCGTAATATGTTGGGGTCATACCGCTTGCGCCCCTCCAGTGCATTCAAATACATGCCGTCAAGCTCCTCCAGAGCCTTCTCAGCGCTCTCAGCCCTTGCCGTGTACACAGCGGCCCGAAACTCCTCATCGGCCCTCATGCGCTTGTAAGCGCCAGCACGGGATATGCCCGCGCCCTCGCAAGCCTTCACTAAGCTATGGCCTTCGCTCAGTAGCTCAATGACCCGTGTCGTGTTCGCCTTCGTAATCTTACCCATGCTTCCTCCGAGTGTGAGTGTGTAGAGGTCAATTAACATACATATACGACGGCACCGCGCGCTGGGGGTGATGCCTTGGCCGAGACCCCCCCTGTTGCCGAAATGCCACACTGTTGCCGATGTGCCACTGTTGCCTGGCCGCAACACTGTTGCCGAAATGTCACTCTATATACATTGCCGCGCGTTGCTGTGTCTTCGCAGTGTGTACAGACACATTCACCGCACAGCATCAGCTGCATTCCCTTCATCGTTCATCGTTATGCTTTAATATATACACGCTCTGCACATGCCTGTGCATTTTTTTTGCTTTTCGGTGTTTTTTGCTATTGACTAGGCGCAACCAATGCGCCATATGTGATTCATGTTCAACATCACTGGAGGGTGAAACAATGACAAACGAACAACTGAAATCATTGTCTGCATATGATTTGGCAATGGATGTTTACCAGAAGGCAATGTTTGCAAAGACGCAGCTTGATGCAGACCACCTCGACCCTGCCGACGTACTGGCAATGCTGCAATTCATCATCGACACCGAAAACAACCAGGCGGCGCAATAGCGTCGCCCATCCTTGGAGGGTTAAGCAATGACTACATTCACAGAAGACCAGCAGAAGCACATGTCCGCGATTGTCACGTTTATGATGACATGGATGCGCCACCAAAACGTATGGCTGGCAGCACCAGCTGGCAGTTATGCGGAGGAAAAGGCGGTCGAGGAAAAGCGATTTTATGCTTCGCTTGCTCACCGTAGCTGCATCAAGCTTGGTGCCAACCCCATTGAAACCATCGGCACACCAGCATGCCAAGACGCCAACGAATACGACCGGCAAATTATGAAGGCGGTCGAAGCGGAACGTGCAGCGTAACAGGTCGAAACCTTGCCCGGTAATCCGGGCTCGGTCTGCCGGTAGGTCCGGCACTGATGAGACCATCAGCCAACGCTAATCTGGAGGGATAGCGATGCAACAATTAACAAAGACACAAATGGCCGTATTGGCTGGCCGCAGCGTTTACCATGACCTTAGAGCCAAGAGCGTTGCCGACGGCATGGGCAAGACAGAACGCGCCGTCAAAGCCAGCACTAATACCAAGCTTGGCAAGCGCGTAACAAAAGGCAAGCTTGCTGGCTTTCCTATCTTCACACTGACGCTGGAAGAACGCGCCACTTGCCCGCGCTCATGCGCACATTGGGCAGACTGTTATGGGAATAACATGATGAACGCGACGCGGTACAAGGCAGACGACGCCTTGCTGCAGCAGATAGAGGCAGACTTAGCGCACTACCAAGCTAAGCACCCGAATGGCTTTCTGGTGCGCTTGCATGTGCTTGGCGATTTCTATTCCGTTGCATACGTCGCGCAGTGGGCAAAATGGCTTGGCATGTTTCCGGCGTTGCATGTGTACGGATACACGGCCAATCAACCTGATGCGATAGACAGCCAAGAACGCGCCATTGGCCAAGCCTTGGCCACATTGCGCCACGAATGCGGCATTCGTTGGGCTGTCCGTTTCTCGGGCTCATTCAATGACAGTTTCGCGGCATTGTCTGCAGACGATGAACGCACCCAAGACTTGCTAGCGTCTAAACAGGCTTTCACCTGTCCGACGCAGATTAGCAAGACCACCGGCCATCTTGCCAAGAAAGGTGAAGAAACGCTGGCCTCATCATGCGGCGCTTGTGGCTTGTGCTGGCAAGCTTCAAAGCCCGTCGCATTCATCACACACTAAGGGAGTGGCTTAGAAATGGGAAAGATTGTCGAATTGAACCGCGACTATATCAGGGGCATTCATGCCGCCAAGCTAGAGGTGGCAAAGGGCGAGGTATATGACCTAGACGACGCGCTTTATATGTTCCGGATTGACCCGGCAGACACTGAATTCCAGCGCGGTTACCACGCGGGACTGGTGCAAGTGTACCGCCAACAGAAAGGGCTTAATCAATGACAGAGCAAGACAGGACGCAACTTTGGGTGATAGCTGGCATCGACCAGCTATTCGATGAACGCTACATCGGCGAGGAAGTGTTCCAGACGCGGCAAGAGGCACAACAGCATTGCGCCCGCATGGAGTACCCCATAACGCTAGAGGAAGCAGAACAATGACAAGCTGGGGAATCATCAAGGCAGAAATGCCCGACGGAAGCGTTGAGTTTCAAGTCAGCGACGGACCACGCGGCAAGCGTTCAACAAGCTATGACTTCGACAACTTGACAGAGGCAAAGCAAATGCTGGAGGCGTTACGCACTATGGAACGCTTGAACAGTGGCCGCACAATGTGGGGGGCGAGGCAATGACAAAGCGAGAAATCATCATTGACGTAGTGGGAAGCTTGGCCATTGGCGGGCTTTTCATCTGGGGATTTTTGACTGGGCCGGAAGGCTGGGGCTGGCAAGCCTTGGCATGGCTGGCTGGCATCGAATAGGAGGACAGAGAAATGCAAGAACTAACACGCGCCGCTGCTTACTGGTCAAACGAGGTAGACCGGCAACTGCGGGTCATTGAAAGCTTAGCAAGCAAGCGGCAAGAAATGTTGAACGAGGCCGAGCGACTAGGAAGGGAGTTGAGCAAGGAACGCTCAGTCTTGGAGGGCTTGGAGCGCATACAGGAGAACGAGAGGCAAAGCACATGCACATGATAAACAACAGCCAAAGACGCGCCTTTGGCGAGGTACTGCAAGCCGCCGGCGAAATGCTGGAAATCATGGACGAGGCTGGAGACAGCATCTACGACAAGGAATGGCGAGAAGCTGTCAGGGACAGCATCGAAAGAGTCGCCTTTATTGTCCGTGCTCATCACGTCTACATCAGCAGCAAGGAGGGCTGAACAATGACCTATGAAGTGAGAGTAACTAAACACTGGTCAGGCGAGACTTACAATGTGGACCTTGTGTCATGGCAACGTGGCGAAGGCATGGCCAGTGGCCGTGCGTTCAATGTGAGCAAGTCTGAAGCCGAAAAGGTAGCGGCTAAATCAGCCAGAATATATGACGCAGAAATCAACTGGAAGGAGGACTAAACCATGTACATCGTAAACCGCACATTGCGCTTTAAGCGTTCACACGGTGAGCCAAACTACACCGAACACTACCAACTAGCCGACACGCTCGAAGAAGCGCAAGCCATCGTCGCAGACTACAGGACCAGGGACTATGTGCCGAATGAGTACGACCTGTACGCATGGGCCATCAGCGAGGTACTGGACGCATCAGAGCCACACTGGATTGAGAAAAAGGAGGTATGGGGCAGTGACCGGTGAGGAACTGAAAAACAGGCGGGAAATGCTGGGGCATACTCAGCAAAGTTTCGCGCAGCTTCTGGGCCTAGCTAGGCGCACCGTCCAGTACTACGAAAGCGGAGAACATGACATACCGCGCACCGTAGAACTGGCGTTGCAAGCGTTGGAACTGGAACAAAAATAATTCTAAAAAAATCTCTGGCAATGTCATTGCTTAAGCAATGTCATTGCTGGAGCAGTACTGCATCAGCAATGACTAGGCTAAATTTTTTAGAAATAGATTTGTTTTGCTTCTGTGTCAGCAATGACACTGCGGCAACAATGACACGGCAGTTACATGTCTGCCGCGTGACAATGAGAACTCAAATATCACATTTCAAACCGTCTGTAAAGAGGAGGCACAGACATGGGACAAGGGTTCAGGACCAAGGAAGAAATGATGAAGGAAAGCCCTTGCTTCGAGGTAGCGACCGAGCAAGAGATTGACGACATGCTGGCATGGTATCCGCGCACACCGACAGAGGCCAAGCAGGCTGGCATGATGTCATACTTCACCGGAGTGAGATGCAAAAGGGGGCATTTGACGCTACGCCGAGCCGTAAACGCATCGTGCCGGGGCTGTGACAGGGAGAAGGGCAAAGAGCTTTACCACAAACACAGGGAGAAGCTCCGCGAAAAGGCTTTGGAATGGTACAACAAGACAAGGAAAATCAATCCTGAGTACCGGAAAAGGGCCAAGCTGTATGCGCGGGATTGGAGACAGAAAAACCCCGGCTACATGTCAAGTCATGTCCGCAAGAACCGCGCCCGGTACACTGCGCTTGAAGCTGAACGCAGAGCCACCATCAAGCGCGGCACGTTAAGCCACCTGCCCGAAGATGTTTTCCTGCCCATCTATGAAGAAAGAGAACGCCTGACAGCAGAGACAGGGGTCGAGCATCACGTTGACCACTATTACCCAAGGAAGGGGAAGACCGTCTGCGGCCTTCATGTGCCGTGGAATCTGCACATAATAACTTGGGAAGAAAACCTGGCCAAAGGCAAC